TGCCGCCGACGCTCTACAGGCGAAGGGCATCGCGCCGGACGTGCCGCGCCCGACGCTCTTGAAGGCGCTCGCTGAAGCCCAGCTTGACGCCATGGCGCAATTCGAGGCGCGCGACAAAGGCATGATGATCGCGCCGGAACCGAAGTCACCGCTCATGACGGCACCCGACTCCGAGCCGGCGGCCACGACACCCGGCAGCGGCACCGGCAAGACCCTCATAGATGTTCTGACCGCCTTTCACAAAGAGCGCGGCGCAACCTTGGCCGAGCGCACCGTTGAGGAACACAAGCGCGCCGTGACCTATTTTCAGCAAGTCGTCGGCGAGCTACCGGCGCGAACCATCGCCAAGGGACATGTGCTGGACTTCAAACAGGTGTTGCTTGAGACACCAGCGGCTTTCGAGCACAAGCCCGACCTTCGCGGCCTGACCTTGCCGCAAGCCATCAAGGTAAACCAGAAGCGCGAAACGCCCTATCCGGTCATGAGCGCGACGACGATCAACAACAAGTATTTGGCCCACGTGAAAACCATCATGCAGTGGGGAAGCGGCAACGGCTTCATGGACGTGAACCCGGCGACCGGCGTTCGCGTTGATGAAGGCAAGAAGGCGCACAAGGAACCTACTCGCATCCCCTTCGATCACGCTGACCTGAAGGCCATTTTCGGTCACGAGATATTTGCTGACCCGGCGAAATACGAAACGAAGCAATGGGCGATGTTGCTGGCGCTCTACACCGGCGCGCGATCATCGTCAGAGCTTGCACCGCTGAAAGTCGCGAACGTCTCCAAGGAGCAAGGCGTTACGATTATCAACCTCGCCGACGCCTCGAAGAACGTTCGATCAAAGCGGCCGGTCCCGATTCACCGTGACCTTGTGCGGCTCGGCTTCCTCGATTACGTCGCCACCAAGCGCGAAGCCGGTGACACTTATGTGTTCCCCGATTGGGCAGCGAACACCAAGACGGTGAATGACTGGTTTGGGCGCACCTTCCTGCCGAGCGTCGGTATTGATGATAGCCGCAAGGTCTTCCATTCCTTTCGGCATACCCTCAAGACTGCCCTTTCTCGGCATGGCGTTCCCCGCGACGTGCAGGACGCTATTACCGGCCATGCCGACCAATCAGCGGCGGCCGGCTACATTCATGCCGAGCCGATTAAGGCGATGTCGGCCGGCTTGAACAAGGCAACGTTCAACCTCCCGATACATCAACAAAAATGATTCTTTTTGCATAAATCATCACTTTTTGTGATTTTTGGGATTCACACGTGGAATCTGACGTGAGACACTAATGCCGAAATAGAGTTTCCGGTGTTTGTTTTGCGTAAGAGTGCAGTCGAGTATCTGACAGACCTGTTCAGAAGCGGAATCGAAGAAAAGTCGGTTCCGCTTTCTGATTCATCTGCCTTTGAAATCTTCGGCGTCGTGCCGGCCGCTGCCGGCGTCACCGTCTCGGCATCGACCGCCTTGCGCGTCCCAGCCGTCCTTCACGCTGTCCGCTTGATCTCAGAGACAATCGGCTCCCTGCCGTGCAAGCTCTACCGCGAGGAAGGCGACAGCAAGGAAGCGGCCAAGGATCACGCCGGCAATCGCCTTGTCCATAACCGGGCGAACGAATGGACCCGCCGGGCAGCTTCGCGTTGACCTCACTATGGACGCCCTCATGCACGGCGCGGGATATGCGCGCGTTGTGCGGTTCGGCGAGCCGAACGGCCATGCGATGCCGGTCACGGTGCCGGCATCGTCAATCGAGACTTCGCCTTTCAAGATCAGAGTTTCGGGGATCATTGCGCGTCCCCGTCGAATTTGCCGGTCCAGCGGGCCTCAAGGATGTCGGCCGCAAGCTGGAATGCTTCAATGATCGGCGTCGGACGGGCGTAGGCATCAACAAGTGCCTGGGCGTCCTTCGGAGATGCGCCACCGCCGATCAATCCGAGCCGGATGGTTTCCATGATGTCGGCAAGCTGGAACTGCCCGGTCATGACGCGGCTGTAGACCGCGCCTATGCCGATGCCGGCCTTGCGTTGAAGTTCCTCAATCATGTCATCCGTGAGGGCGAAGGACTTTTCGCCGTCCCCGAAAAAGGCGACGTGCTTCATGCCGCGTCCCCGTCGAATGCGGCGAGGATTCGGGCGGCAAGGGTGGAGCGGTGCGCGCCTGCATCGGGATCGGCGAGCGTGAGCCCGGCTGCTTCGCGAAGCAGGTTAAGGCCGGCCCGCGCCGTCTCGCTGACGTGAACGTCTGGTGCCAGCGTGGCGTTGTATTCATCGACGCGGCCTTGAAGCCGGTGCTTCAACTCATTTTTGGTCATGCTGCATCCTTCGCCGGGTCGGGGTTGTCGTTGTCGCTGGTCGGAATCTTCCCGGCCGGTGCGCTGGTCGTGGTGTAGGGATTGGCAAGCTCGTCGCCGCCTGCGATTGCCGGCAGGTTCATCGCTGCCCGCACTTCGTTCGGCGTCATGGCGCGCATCGCAACCAGCTTGCCGAAGATTTCGGCACGGCCCCCGCGTCGGCGCGCTGAAGGTCGTCAATGACGAACTCGAAATAGAGTTCGTCCTGTTCGTCTTCGGTCAGAAGGACGGTCGCATAGGCGTCCTGCCAGCGGTCCAGCCACGGCCGAAGGCAAAGCTGTAGGAAGCTCGCGGCCATCTGTTCCGCGTTGCTCCAGGTCGCGCGCTCAAGCTGGTAGAGCATGTGCGGCGGCACGCCGAAGATGCGGGCAATTTCGTTGATCTGCTCAAGCCGGTTCTCGATAAACTGTGCATCGGTGCTAGGCATCGTCTGCGCTGCATAGGTCCATCCAGCGTCGAGAATGAGCGGGTCGCCGTTGGCATTGGACTGCCACGCGCGCCACGATTTCAGGATGTTGGAAACGGTCTTCGCACCGGACTCGCCACCGGCCGGCTTCTCATTGGAAACGACGCCGGACGGCCGAGCGCCACCGGCGAAGAACTTGGACGCATGGCGCTCAAGCACCATGGCAACGCCGATGGCATCCTTGCCGAGCGTGATCGGCGAGACGCCACCGAAGGCCGGCACATAGAGCACGTTGCGGAAGGAAAGACGCTGCTGCCGGCCCTTCGCCGGCTGGACAAGGTAATAGGGCTCGCCGTCATCCTCGAAACGCGGCTGGACGGTGCCAGGGGCGAGGCGGTGAAGCTCGAAAGGTCGGCCATCGCCCGATAGTGTCGGCGACGTCATCGAGCCCGGCGCATTCAATCTCGTGAACACCCTGCCCATGGTGATGGAACATGACCAGAAGCAGGTTGTCGGCGTGTGGGAAACTGCCGCCGAAACCGACAGGGGCCTTGAGGTAAAGGGCCGCTTGTTTGTGGAAGGCATCGGACCCGCCCGCGATGCACACCGGCACTTGAAGGCCGGCAGGCTCGGCGGCTTGTCCATTGGCTTCCGCCCTCATGACTTCGAACCGCGCGCCGAAGGTGGCCGCGTCTTCAAGTCCCTCACCGTCACCGAAATCAGTTTGTGCCGCTCGCCAGTTCACCCCGGCGCGCGCGTCACCATCGTCAAGGCAAAGGAAAATCACATGGAAGATGAAGTTGAGAATGCACCGGAGGCCAAGGCCGACCCGGTGATTGAGAAGAAGGACTTCGACGCCCTCAAGGCTCGGCTCGACAAGATCGAAGCCAAGGCCAATCGGCCGAAGGCAGCGAACGACAATCGCCCGTCCGCCGACAACGACAACGACGAGCGCAAGGCATTCGCAACATTTGTCCGTTCCGGCGATGCCAGCGAAGTGTAGTCGCTCGGCTACGCCGCACCCTCGACCGGTGGTATTCTGGCACCGGAGCAGGTTTCCACGTCCATCCTTGAGAAGGTCGCGGAATTCTCGCCGGTGCGTTCGCTCGCCCAGACCATCACCATGGCCGGCCCGCTGCTTCAGCTTCCCCGGCTGGTCGATGAGGTGACGGTCGGTGAAGTCACCGAAACCGCCGCCCGCCCGGAAAGCGAGCCGACTTTCGACCAGATCGACCTCAAGGCTTTCGAGATGGCCGTGATTGTTCCCGTCACGCGCATTCTTCTGGAAGATGCCCAGATCGATCTTGCCACCTATCTCGGCAATCTGCCCGGCAATGACCGCTGCGAATGCGGCGCACCGGCCACGCTTGTTCGGCACGTTGTCAGCATCCGCAGGCACCCCGAACTTCGCATGGTGCGATCTAACTGGCGTCCTGGCTGCCGGCGCTGCAACGCCCGTGACTACATCCGCGAGCAGCGGAGACCGCGCCCATGACGCGCCACGATCTTGTCACCTTGGACGGCGTCACGCAGCCCCTCATCGAATGGGCGCTCGACTACGGCATCCCTATCAAGCTGCTTCTCAATCGAATTCGGCTCGGCATGCCTGTTGTCAAAGCGATCACGAAGCCGATGCCGGTGAAGCCCGGCCAGAAGCTCGACGACGAGGCCTGGGGGGTGGTCGGCGACTTCCTTGCATCCGCGGGGACCGGCGCGGGGAGCACCGCGCAAGAGATTCCCAAAATAACTTTTTCAGAACAGGCCGAAAACACATGAGCATCGTCACCCCGGCACTCGCCAAGGCACACATGAATATCGACGGCACGGCCGATGATGAGCTTATCTCGCTCTACATAGGCGCGGCTGAAACCTTCATCGGCAACTACATCGGCCGGCCGCTCGCTGACCTCGACCCGCTGCCCGACGACTTGAAGCTCGCAGTGCTGAAGCTGGTCGCGTTCTACTATGAGCAGCGCGAGGCCGTTGTCACCGTGAACGCCACCGGTGGTGATCCGGCGTCTAATGCCGACCTTGCGAAACAGGTTAGCGCTCAGATTGAAGCATCCATGCGCGGGGTGATTGTCGATGAGATTTCGCGCCAAGCCCGGCCCGGCAACACCCTGAATAGGCGCGGCCGGTAGAAATTTTCTTCGTAGGTAGTGAAATCGGTCCTGTGACCGACTATAATAGTGACAGACACAAGAGAGAGGCCGTTCGGTCATCAACCGAACGGCCTTCATACCTAGCAATAGATCGAACGGCGACACCCCGGACGAAGGACGGGCGCTATGAGATAGCTAGGATCAAAAGGAAGATCGACCATTTGGCTTTTTGCGCTGGTCGGTTGTCGCCTTGTGTCTCTCTCTGAGCATGACACGAATGGACGCCATGAAAGATTCAGGCTCTGTCGAACGCGCTTTGTGCGCAGGGACAACCTGATGCTTCCGGCATGTTGGAATTTTGTGCTTGTCGGAAGTGATTACCGACAGGGTTCGCAAGAACCGGGATACGGCTTTACGGAAGGTCAATGCTGTCCGCCTTCCGCGCCTGATAAGCGCTAGTAGCTCCAAACTCTCTTTAGACGCAGGTCAAAGATTCCCCCTTGTAGATGCGCAGTTCGCTAGCGCTTCTACAGGGGGGATAGCTCAT